AGAAGGTCGGGATAGCGACGAATCGGACTGGTAAAGTGAGTATAATAGTCAGCAGCTAGTCCATAGTGGCCGTGATTGTGCTCCGAATAACGAGCCTGCTGCATGGAGCGCAGCATCATGACTTGCAGCAATTCGGCATCGGGTCTGCCTTTGAATTGTTCGGCAAGTGCGGCATAGTCTTTCGGTGTCGGGTTGTCGCCGCCGCCCAGTTGCAAACCCAATAAGCCGAGCTGCTCGCGCAGGGTGGCGAGGTTTTCGGGTGTCGGACCTAAATGGTTGCGGAAGAGGGCGGTGTGCTTGTTCTTCATCAGGAACTCTGCCGCGCAGACGTTCGCTGCCAACATACATTCTTCAATCAGCTTGTGGGCATCGTTGCGGACCACGGGTACGATTTTTTCGATTTTGCCGTTGTCGTCGAAAAGCATTTGGGTTTCAACGCTTTCAAATTCCACTGCGCCACGTTCGAAGCGTTTTTTCTGAAGGATTTTGAAGAGTTTGTAAAGGGTGTCGATTTGGGCTTTGTGCGGATGGTCGAGGTCGTCTGAAATCCAAACACTGACCGCGAAGATTGACGGTGTTTCGGTTGGTGGTCGCAACTACGCCCTATCAACAGGAACGCCCGGCAAAGTGCTGACCGTGAGCGGGAATAATCAGACCAAGAACGTCACCATCGACGTTTCGTCTGCTTTGGAACTGAAGCAAGGCGACAATCTGATTATCTCGTGCGATATCGAACTGACGAACGCTACATCACCATACGGCAAGCCCTACCCACGAATCGGCGCGGAATTTTCCGTAACCTATGCCGATAACTCTATCGGGTATTTCGCCGCTTGGTACGATGAAGCAATCAGCGGTACGACCAAAACGCTGAAACAACGTATTGTTGCCAAGCACACGGTTGCCAAAGAGGTTAAGGCACTGCGTAACATCATCGTTCAGGCGCGGTATCAGACATCGGAATCTATCAAGGTTTCCAATGTAAAACTGGAACGCGGAACGGTAGCAACCGATTGGACACCCGCCCCTGAAGACAATGACGGTTTGCAGGAAATCCGTAGTACGGTTCAGGTAGTTCAGACGACCTTAACCAAAGCAACGGGCGACATCAAATCGCTTGGCGAACGTATCACGACAGCCCAATCAACCGCTGACGGTAACAAGGCGACGGTACAAGCCCACGCCCGCAGTATCAACGGCTTGGAAGCGCAATACACGGTCAAGGTTGACGTTAACGGCAAGGTAGCGGGCTACGGCTTGGCAACCACGCCGAAAAACGGAACGCCTGAAAGCAAATTCATTGTCAACGCCGACCGTTTCGGTATTGGCGCACCGGGCAAAGCCGACGTTTTCCCATTCACAGTCGATACGCGTCAAAACCGTGTCGGCGTGAATGGCGAACTGGTAGTAAACGGCAAGGCGATTGTCGATAGATTGAACGCTGGGGATATTCACGGCGACAAAATCACGGCAAACACGCTGAACGCTAACCGCCTGAAAGCCGGAAGCGTAACGGCGCGGGAAATCGGCGTTGATAAGTTGTCGGCAATATCTGCCAACATGGGTGATATTCGAGGTGGGCGGATGGATTTGGGCAATGGACGTTTCGTTGTCGAAAATAACGGGGAAGTGTCCTTGTCATCATCCAGTGGGCAAGTCGGCATGAAGCTGATAAACGAACGTCTAACCGTCCATGATTCGATGGGTTATCTGCGTGTGATAGTGGGCTATAAAGGAAAATCTTAATGGATTACGGCTTGTTTTGCTTTGATAAAGACGGCAATCCTATCGACATAAACTTGGATGCAAGTTTGATTGTCGAGGGGGTATTGTTTTTGGGTAATGCTCCAAATGGGCTAATTGCCTTAGATATGCTTTTCCCGCGCCGGAATTTCTTTAAGGGGATTTTCTTAATCCCACAGTCCCACACCGTCGGAAACTGGAACACCGAATATTTGAGTATATCAAAACTGCAAAACGGCACATTGCAATGGGTACACTCTTTTTATTATAAACGCCTTTTCGGCGATGGGTTTATTACCCATTGCGGTGCTTTTGCGGGTAGGAGCTTGCTTTATGGCTACTTCAACTGATGACAAAGACTGGGGATTTGCTATTTATAACGAGGCGGGGGTGGATTTGGTCAATTTTGGTTTGTTCGCGCCGAAATATATAGGCAAGCTGCATCTATCCCTGCCCGAAGGGGGCAGCGGGTTGAATAATCTTCGCGTCGTATCAAATAGCGGGCGCGAAGTGTCTATAACTGACGGTAGTCTTAATGTGCCTTTTGAAACGCTGATTGCAAAAGGCGACTATCCCGAACGAAGCAGCGGCGCATTATCTTCAGGCTATCTGTTTACCGCCCCTAATAACGGCATTCGTATGATTCTGCCTTTATATGGGGTATCGGGGATTGGTTTAATGACAAGGGGGTTAATCCCCGCTGTGATTCACGGATGGGGGAGTGGCTACAATCAAGAAAAATTCGAGATGGCAACATTGATGTGCAACTCCTTGAAATCAGGGTCGGATATTATGCACGCCTCGCTTGAGATGGAGCATATAGACGGTCAACTATCTGCTGATGACAAGTCGAATTATGCAACAGGGTTGCCATACTCCGGTAATAGGGATGAAAACTACAATCCTACCGGGCTGCCCATTACCGCATCGTTTCGAAGCACGAGCATCGGGACAAGCGAAGTGGCAGGGTTTTCGGCGGTAAGTTTGGGGTGTGGCTATATGGTTGTCGATATGGCAGGCGGTACGGACTTGGAGATATTTTTCTACGAAACCGCAGGCTTGCCCTATGAATATCTCAACAAGTGTTCAACCGCCATAGACTACAACCCTTACGGGCTTGCCAGTTATGACTACTCACCTCAGACAATCAATTATGTGATGCCTAAAAAAGGGAGTATTGCCGAAGTAAATGACGGCTTTAATAGGTCGGTTACGTTTTCGGATTTGGTTGTTGGTAAGATGGATCGTTCGCGATGGTTTTTTACCCACGAATCGCCAAATAGAAGATTCTACCCTGAAACAGTCCCCGCAATAATTGATGCCCTGCGAAATGGTGAAAACAAGGAAAAGCGCAAAAAGCTAGCCCGATTTTTAGAGGGAGATGAAAATGCTCCTTTGAAATATGAGCAGTATGACAGTTCGTCTTTGCCGCTTAAACTCATGGGGACGACGGCGCAAAACGGCGGGACGGTAAAGCGGAGGGTGTCTGGTGTCGGATTGTTTTACGAGGTATCGGGAATAGACCTTTCCAAAGCCGCCCAGCCTGTCGGGATGCTTGGATGGGACAATGCCGCACTTTACAAGACGGGGCTGCCTGATGGTTTTGGAGCGGGTGTACACAGCCTTTTCCAAAGCAAACAAGATGGCTCCTCTTATTATCCGATGCTGCCAAATCCGCAAGATACATTTAAATGGGATTTAAACAGGGTCAATCCATACCAGCCGATTTTAAACTATCGGTATTCGAGCGTAATCGCGGACAAAAGCGATGGCGGCGGGCTGACTGGGTGGCAAAAGGTAAATGCAGACTTGGCAAATACGTTTAATGCACGGATGGCATCAAACCTGCCTTACAGTTATCGCCAGTTTAATAAAGCACAATCAGTCGCCCACGTCTCACGCAGCAAAGAGATTGTGTGGGCAAGTTACACAAACCCGCTACCAGGTTCGGCGTATTACGATGCGGCAACGCGGGTGGCTGAGTCTCAGGCGATGCAGCTTGCCAGACAAACGGAAGCCCGTTTGGAAGAGGTATCAAGGGCGTTTGAGGAAAGAATGGAAGCTGAATTGCTGGATTCGGAAATCAACGCCTTTAAGTCCAAAATGGGACTGTTAGAGCAGTTGTCAAAAATCGCAAACGAGAACTCTTCAAAAAGTTGGCAAGCCCCATTTTGGGGAGCGTGGGCTTATCGGCATAGTGATAAACTGGAGTTGTACTGTGCCGCGCGGGAGGCGTTGCCGGAAACAACAGTGCCGCTACCCGATAACTGGCTTTGCTGTGTAAAGCCTGATGTTTAACACTTTAAAGATTGGAAAGTTATGACTAAACAAGTAATTGCAATTAACCACGAAATTGAAGATGAAAGCACCGGTGCAACGGCAAGCCATCATGTAATCGAATATGTAGGGTTCGATTACAAGTACAACACTGTTACAGCAACCTTGAACGGCTATGTGTCCAAAAAGGCGCATGAAGCGGGTCGAAATCCGCTTTGTTCTCACACTGTCACCGTTGAAGCACTACCTGATGGTGAAGAAGTGTCCCGCGCTTGGCTTTATCAGAAAGTAGTCGAGCAAGGGAACGAGCAAAGTGTCTTCGCAGGCGCGGAACTGGTTGAAGCCTAATTTAAATTTTGAACAACGCCCGTGATGATTCACGGGCTTTTTTTATGGGCGGTCGCATGAACGATTTAGAAACAAAAATCAAGATAACCGTCGAGAACGGCACGGCTGCGGGCTTTAATCAGGCGGCAAACTCTGCGTCAAATGCCTCCAAGCAGATTGAAAACGCTATCGGACAGGTGCGATCAGAATTGACGCGCAGCTTTTCCGAAATACAGAAATTGATGGAAAAGGCGTTCGACATTGATATGTCCGATTTTGTCGGGGGCGTCAGCGACGGCAAGGAAAAGGTCAGTGAACTGAACGCCGAACTTGCCAAGACAGGCGATAAGGCGGAAGAGGCGGCGGGCGGGCTGGGTAAAATCGGCACGCTGTTGGCGGGATTTGCGACGGTGTCGTTTGCAAAATCCCTGCTTGATACTGCCGATGCTATGCAGTCGATAAACAGCCAAGTAAGGCAGGTGGTGTCGTCTGAAAGCGAGTATCTGGCTGTCCAACGTCAGCTTTTGGATGTGGCGAACAATACCCGCGCATCGCTTGAATCAACGTCAATCCTTTATGTATCCACAAGCCGCGCCTTGAAAGACTACCGCTACACGCAACAGGAAATCTTGCAGTTTACCGAAGCGACGAATAACGCCATGACAATCGGCGGCGTTCAGGCAGAGCAGCAAGCCGCCGTGCTTTTGCAGTTATCGCAAGCGTTAGGCAGTGGTGTGTTACAAGGCGATGAATTTAAATCCATTGCTGAAGCCGCCCCTATTCTGCTTGATACTATTGCGGAATATATGGGCAAATCCCGCGCAGAAATCAAAAAGCTGGGCAGCGAGGGCGAACTGACGGCGGATGTGCTGTTTAAAGCTATATCGGGCGCGTCGGAGAAATTCGGCGAGCAGGCGGCAAAAATGCCCATGACGATGGGGCAGGCTCTGACGGTGTTCTCAAACAACTGGCAAAGCATGATTTCTAGGCTGCTTAACGACAGCGGCGCAATGTCGGGCATTGCCTCCATTATCAAACTAATTGCGGATAACCTTAACTTGGTCGTCCCGATTATGGCGGGATTTGCGGTTGCTGTTACCGCTGCGACGGCGCAGGTCATCGGCTTAAATGTTGCCATGCTTGCAAACCCATTCGGATTGATTGCAGTCGCCATCGGCGCGGTCATCGGATTGATTACCCAATTCGGCGACCAAATCGACATTTTCGGCGGCGGCTGGTCGAATCTGCTTGATGTGATTCAGGCGGTTTGGCAGGCAATCACGGAAACCATCGGGGCGGCAATTGAGGAGATAAAGGCTTGGTTTGGCGGCGTGACGGACTGGCTGAATGAAAATGTCGGCGGCTGGTCGGCATTGTTTAGCCGTGTCATGTCGGCGATTGCAACGGTTGTCGGCGCATATGTCAACGCCTATATCAACACGTTCGCAACAGGCTGGATGCTGATAAAAGAAGCCGCCAACAATATGCCGCAATTCTTCGCCAATCTTGGCAAGGCTATCGGTAACGTGTTCATCTCTGCGATTGAGTGGATGGTAAACCGAGCGGTCGGCATGATTAACAGCATGATTGACTATGCCAACAAAGCCGCATCGATGGTCGGCGTATCGGGCATCGATAAGCTGAATAATGTTCAGATTGGGCGCATGGACGACGGCGGGCTAGGCGGTCGAGTCGCTGACAGCATAACGAAAGACCGTGCCGGAGCAATGGCAAACGCCATCAAGGAACGGGCAGCCAACATACATGAAGCTAAAGCCATGCGCGGCGGTGGTGGTGGTGGCTCTGCCAAATCCCCTGCTGTTGCCAGTGGTGGTGGCGGCAGTGGGGGGGGGAGTGGTCGGCAAGGGGGGGCGGGGCCGCAGGCCCCCCCCCGGCTGGCTGCCCGGGTTCGACGACGTTTCCGGCGGCCGGCAAGACCTGAGGATTCGCCCGTCCCGTTTCGCGGCGCGGCGCGCGTCATGGTGCGTGGCGTGCGTGCCGGGGGAGCCGTCGGGAAGCTGGGCGTGCGTCGTCGACCTACAGATTCACCCGGCTGGGAACCGCGCCGCTGGG